CTGAAGAATGTTCTACCGCACGCGCGAACGGTTCAAAAAAAGCACCGGGATATCAGGGGGATGCGAAACCGTGCGAAGTCCTGGGCGTCGATGGGTAGAGTCGCCCCGGAGAAGCGAAGGGTGCTCGTGCTCGACACGATGCGGGAGCATGAATGGACCCTCGACAAGGCGCGCGAGCTCGCTGCTACGTTCGGAGTGCATCTCGCCACCATCTACCGCGACCGCGATGCAGTGCTCGACGACCTGGCCAAGGAGCAACTCGCGGATCGAGGACCTCGACGCGCGGCCCTGCTCATCCGGCTCCGCCGCACGGCGTCGGCGGCGGCGGCCGACGGTCAGCATGTCGCCGTGCTCCGTGCCCTCGCCCTCGAGGCGCGCATCACCGGGCTCGAGGAGCCTGAGCCCATCGACGTCGAGGCCGACCAGGTCCCCGCCGATGCGCTCGATCGTCTGCGCCACCTCTACGGGGACGTCCATCGGCTCCGTCGCCAGTGCGAGATGGCGGGGAAGGCCACGGCAGCGATGCAAGCGATGAAGCAGGAGCACGAGCTGCTCGCGCAGATCCACGACGAGGAGGTCCGCCGCGCAGATCTGGACCGGTCCCGCCGCACCCCCGAGCAGCTCTTCGAGGAGCTCGGCGCCCAACTGGACGCGCTGCCTGACCTCCTGCGGATCAGGCTGCTAGCCGAGCGCAAGCCGTGACCATGCACCGAGCGCTCTCCGCGATAGATGATATTCGGGGCCTGGTCCGGTCCTCGCCGGTGGACTTCGTCGCCTGGCTACCGATGCAGGTCGCCTGGCTGTGCCACACCGGGCCCGAGCCGGCGCTATTGCGACTCGGGAACCGGCAAGGCAAGTCCTTCGCGGGCTGCGCCGAGCTCGTCTTCCGCTGTCGGGGAGAGCACCCCTACAAGGCGGTCCCGCCGGCGCCCGTCCGATGCGCGCTGGTCTGTATGAGCAAGATGCAGTCGGTCGAGATCCAGCGGGTCCTATGGGAGCACCTCGGCCAGAACCACTCCCGCGACCTGGTCGACGGCGTCGAGTTCAGCTCCCGCACCGGGTTTAGGGGTCATCGCCCTGTCGTCGAGTTCCTCAACGGGTCGACGATCACGATCTTCGGCAACGCCCAGGGACCCGAGGCTATCGCCGGCTCCGAGTTCGACTACATCCTGCTCGACGAGCCGCCGGCGCAGGAGGTCTACGATGAGTGCCTGGAGCGCGTGCGGAACACCGGCGGAGCGATCGGGCTGACGCTGACGCCGATCAACGGGCCCCCGCTGCCCTGGCTGCTTGCGCTCTGCACGAGGGGCCAGGTCCGCGACTATCACTCGAGGCTGACGGTCGAATCCCAGATCAGCGAGCTCACCGGCCGAGTCAGGCTAAACAAGGTCGGCCGACCCTGGGACGCGGACTTCATCAGCGAGATCCGGGAGACGGTGAACCCGATCGACGCCCCCATCCGCGTCGACGGAGAGTGGGAGAGCCGGAGTGAGGGGCAGTTCTTCACCGTCTACGACGACGACGCCATGGTCACAGCCGTCCCGCCTCAGGGGGTGCTCAAGCTCGCCCTCGGTCTGGACTACGCGGCGGCAGATCGAGAGATGGGGATGTGCGCTGTGCTCACCGCGCTCGCCTTCGAGGAGGGATCGAGGACACCGACGACGATCTACGCGCTCGCGGAAGTTGTCATCCCGGGCTCGGCCTCGATGCCGGAGTTCGCGGCGGCGATCATCCGATCGCTTCACGAGCTCGGGATCAAGTGGCACGAACTCGACTACGTCTTTGGTGACGTCCCGGCCCGGACTCGGTTCGTGATCAGCAGCAACGCCGAACTAAACCGCGCCCTCGCCCGAGCGATGCGAATCCCGCAGAGGGCACTCAAACCCAGGGTCCACGCGATGAAGCGAGGCCGGGCCCAGGCTAACGCGAGGCGCCGGACCAAGGACATTAGGTGCCGCTGGATGTATGGACGCCTCGCCGCCGACGTCGTGCGCGTCCATCCTCGCTGCAAGCATCTCCGGAAGGGCCTGCTCGAGTGGGACTTCGGCGATAAACATCCGATGAAAGACGTTCTGGACGCCTGGATGTATGGGCTACGTGATCAGTGGGTCGAGTCCCGCTCCTATGATGATCTGGCCGATCTGATCTTCACCTGACGCCCCTGGAGACTCCCATGCCTAAGCCCACCGCACTGAACGTGCCGCCCCTGCCGGCCTCGACTGCTGAGGTGCTCCGAGTCGAGCACTCCCGCCTTCGCCGGCGCATCATCTACTCGATGCACGAGGAGGACGTGCGCGCCCGCCTGGTCACAGCGGTCGGCAGCACCCGCGCGGCGGCCTGGGCCAAGTCGCCCGACATGACCTGCAACCCGGCGTGGTACGTGACGAGCCAGCTCGCCGCGCTCTACAACGAGGTACCCGAAGTCACTCCCCCGCCTGGCGGCGAGGCCGCAGCCGCCGCGCTGGTGGACGGGAGCTTCTGGCAGCTCAGCCGCCGGCTCCAGCGGGATACCCTCGCAATGAACGATATGTTCATGCGCGTCGACGTCGACGAGGACGGCCCCTATTGGCGCATGGTCTTCCCAGACATGACTGAGCCGACCGCCGACCGCCGGCGACCTGGCCAGCCTGCCGCGATGGTCGAATGGGTCGAGGATCCGGACGACGAGGCAGAGTGGATCAAGCTGGTCACCGACCCGCGGGAGCGGATCTACAAGGCGCTCGACAAGCAAGGCAACGACATCAGCGATCGCGTGCTCGGTCGCCAGCTCAGCGGCGATGCGTACCCGTTCCTCGTCGAGGGCCAGCCCGTCCTCAACTACGTCGCCTATCACGCAGCCGAGGCCGGCTGCCTGCTCGATCCGTACACGGGGCGCGAGGTCTTCGACGGCGGGCTAAATCTGGGCGTTTATTACAGCTATTTCGGGCATGTGCTGCGAAACGTCGCCTGGGCCCAGCGCTACGCCATCGGCGCTGCGCCCGTCGGCGCGGAGGCCGATGAGAATGGCCGCCGCCAGGAGCTCATCACAGACCCCGCGGTGCTCGTGCTGCTCAAGGCGCTCGAGGGTCACGAGGGCCAGCCGGTCGTCGGGCAGTGGGGGAGCCCCGTCGACCCGGAGAAGGTCCTCGCCGGGATCGAGCGCTACGAGCGCCGGATCGTCGAGTCCGCCCTCGGCTCTGCCGGCGTGAGTCGCCGCCAGTCCGATGTCCGCTCCGCGATGAGCCTGGCTGTCAGCCGCGAGAGCCAGCGCGCCGCGCAGCGCGCCTATGAGCCAGTGTTCCGCGCCAGTGATCGCCGCCTCCTGGCGCTCGTGTCCGGGCTGATGGGACTACCGACCGAGGGATGGTCGATCAGGTATCGAGCGATCCCGCGCGATCCGGCCGAGCTCGCCAGCGAGGCCGAGCGCATCGCGAAGCTCGTGGACGCGAACCTCGAGGACCGCGTCACAGCCTATCGCACGATTCACCCCGGGATGACGGCCGAGGAAGCTCGGGCCGCCGTCTCGCAGATCGCCGAGATCAATCGCCGCTTCGCGGCCTGAGAGGACAACATGCACGAGCACGAGCACGAGCCTGGAGATGGTGGAGCTGGCGCCGGCGGCAGTGACGCTGGCAAGGTAGTTCCCTACGAGCGCTTTGAAACAGCGGTCAGGGAGAAGCAGGCGATGGCGGCCGAGGTCGCAACGCTGAAGACGGAGGTTCAGGGACTCGCGGAGAGGGCGGCCACGGCGGGCACGCTCGCCAGCGAGCTCGAGACGTGGAAGACGAAGGCCGCGGAGGCCGAGGGACGGTTCGGACGCTACAAGGCGATCGGCTCCGCGCTGGACACGTCCGATCCGGATGCGATCGAGGCCGTCGAGTGGCAATACGGGAAGCTGCCCGAGGAAGGCCGACCCGAGCTCGAGCCCTGGCTGACGGATCTGAAGGCGAAGCCGGAGGAGGCGCCGGCGGTCCTCCGCCCATGGCTTCAGCCGTCAGACGGAGGCGGCAAGGCCAAGCCTGCCCCCCGCCGACATGATGCGGGCGGCGGTGGGCCTGGCGGAGGCGCCGGGAACGGCGTCATCACCGACGAGAAGGTCCGCCAGGTCCGACAGCGGTGCATCTCGACCGGCAACTGGGAGCCGTGGAAGGAGCTGAAGAAGCAGATGAATCGGCCTTGACAAGCTGAGCCCTCGCGGTCTATGACGAGTCATCGCTCCACGGATCGGCCCACGACACGGGCGCCGGGCGATACCCCCACATCGCAGACTTCCGAGCCCCACGGATCGGCCCACGACACGGGCGCCGGGTGTAGACGAACCACTACACAAGGTGATCCCTCATGGCTAACGAAATTGTCGCATCCGGTATCGGAGACCTCATCGCAGGTGAGGTCATGGCGGCCGAGTTCCTCATGCTCCTCGCTGACCGAGACGGCTCGGTCCTGACGCATCCGGCACTGTTCCACGCGACCGGCTCCGCCCGGAGCTCCAACGTCGTCCGCGTCCCGCACATCGGGCTCGGCGGCTACGACTTGCTCACGGCGACGACTCCCGGCTCCGAGCACGCGAACACCGCGCTCACCGACGGCTCGACCGATGTGACCATCGCGCCCCGCGCGAAGGTCTACAGCATCGACGACCTGGCTGGCTTCATCTCGGACGGCAAGCT